GAATAAACCAGAAGAGGCCCAAATGAAAGTTGATGTTCTGACACAAAAGGCCGAGGAAGAAATTTCCGCTTTGATCAAAAAAAAAATTTCAGAGTTAAGAAAAAAAACAGGAAAAGAAGTCTCTGACATTCAATTTGTTGCTCGCGAAGCGATGACAGGTCTGGAAGGTTATGACGTAAAAATTAAACTTCTTTAATCACACCTTCTAAAAAAGGTCGCAATAGCGGCCTTTTTTATTGCGCATGGTATGCGCATCAATGCAATTAATATTCATTATCTTTTGTGGGTCCTTTCCGGCATACCGGCTTCGTACGGGGCGGCGTCCGCGCAGATTCTCGCTATTTATGAAAATTTTCAGGTATTTGCCGTTTCCGTTCTTCTTCTGGCTATCTCGCTGTTTTTACTGAAAACACCCCTTCAAAAGAAAGGAAATGGTGAAGCCCAGGAAATGGTGATTTGGCGTCTGTCGTTTCCTTTCTCTGTTTTATGCAAGGAGTGAGCAATGGAGGTTAACAAAAAAATCTTATCCGAGATTTTCGGCGTCAGCGTTCGCACGATTCAGAACTGGCAGGATCAGGGGATGCCGGTAGCGCGTGGAGGCGGGAAGGGAAATGAGGTGCTGTATAATTCCGCCGCCGTTATCGAATGGTATTCAGCGCGTGACACTGCGATTGAAAATGAAAAATTACGGAAGGAGGTCGAAGACCTGCGGATTGCTTCAGAGTCTGACCTTCAGCCAGGAACGATTGAATATGAGCGGCACCGTCTCACCCGAGCACAGGCTGACGCTCAGGAACTTAAAAATGCAAAAGAGTCCGCTGAGGTGGTGGAGACCGCATTCTGCACGTTCGTGCTGTCGCGGATAGCCGGAGAAATTGCCAGTATTCTCGATGGAGTGCCTCTGTCGGTTCAGCGGCGCTTCCCGGAACTGGAAAACCGACATATTGATTTCCTCAAGAAGGACGTCATTAAGGCCATGAACAAAGCAGCTGCGCTGGATGAAATGATACCGGGGTTGCTGAGTGAATATATCGAACAGTCAGGCTAAGGGGTTGCAGCACTCTGTGAGTGCGGGACTCCGTTCGCTTTTCCGGCCCGAGCCGCAGACAGCTGTTGAGTGGGCAGACGATAACTATTACCTCCCGAAAGAGTCTGCTTATCAGGAAGGGCGCTGGGAAACCTTACCCTTCCAGCGTGCGATCATGAATGCCATGGGCAACGACTATATCCGTGAAGTAAATGTCGTGAAATCTGCCCGTGTTGGCTACTCAAAGATGCTGCTCGGGGTGTATGCGTATTTCATCCAGCATAAGCAGCGAAACTCCCTTATCTGGTTGCCGACTGACGGTGATGCCGAAAACTTTATGAAGTCGCATGTCGAGCCGACAATCCGTGATATTCCCACCTTGCTGGCGCTGGCTCCCTGGTATGGCAAAAAACACCGGGACAATACCCTCAGTATGAAGCGTTTTTCAAACGGGCGTGGATTCTGGTGTCTGGGGGGAAAGGCCGCAAAAAACTATCGCGAGAAATCCGTCGATGTGGCGGGCTATGACGAACTGGCCGCCTTTGATGAAGATATCGAGAAAGAGGGCTCCCCGACCTTTCTGGGTGATAAGCGTATTGAGGGCTCGGTCTGGCCCAAGTCCATCCGCGGATCCACGCCAAAAGTCAGGGGCACCTGCCAGATTGAGCGTGCCGCGAAAGAGTCGCAGCACTTTTTGCGGTTCCACGTTCCCTGCCCGCATTGCGGGGAAGAGCAGTACCTGAAATTCGGCGATAAAGAGACGCCGTTCGGCTTCAAGTGGACGCCGGGTGAGCCTGCCAGTGTGTTTTACCTTTGCGAGCATAACGCCTGTGTGATTAAGCAGCAGGAGCTCGATTTTGCGCAGGCCCGTTACCTTTGCGGGGAGACGGGGATCTGGACGCGGGACGGCCTGTGCTGGTTTTCATCATCCGGTACCGAAATTGATCCACCTGACAGCGTCACTTTTCATATCTGGACCGCCTACAGTCCCTTCACGACGTGGGTGCAAATCGTCAAAGACTGGATCAAGACCAAAGGGGACACCGGCAAGCGCAAGACTTTCGTGAACACCACGCTTGGTGAGACATGGGAGCCGAAAATTGGCGACCGTCCCGATGCTGACGTAATGGCCGAACGTAAGGAGCACTTTGGCGCCGCGGTACCGGACCGGGTGGCCTACCTGACTGCCGGTATCGACTCCCAGCTTGACCGTTATGAAATGCGGGTCTGGGGCTGGGGGCCCGGCGAAGAAAGCTGGCTTATCGACAGGCAGATCATCATGGGCCGTCATGACGATGAAGCCACTCTGCTCAGGGTTGATGAGGCTATCAACCGGACATACACCCGGGAAAATGGGGTGCAAATGTCGGTTTCACGCATCTGCTGGGATATCGGCGGTATCGACCCGACCATCGTTTACAACCGCTCGAAAAAGCATGGCCTGTTCCGCCTGATACCCATTAAAGGGGCATCTGTCTACGGTAAACCCGTTGCCAGCATGCCGCGCAAACGCAACAAAAACGGTGTTTATCTCACGGAAGTGGGAACCGATACGGCAAAAGAGCAAATCTATAACCGTTTCACCCTCGTGCCAGAGGCCGGTGAACCCCTCGCCGGGGCAGTGCATTTCCCGAATAACCCTGAAATCTATGATTTAGCTGAAGCCCAGCAGCTGACAGCTGAGGAGCAGGTCGAAAAGTGGGTGGACGGTAAGAAAAAGATCGTCTGGGACAGCAAAAAGCGACGAAATGAGGCGCTCGACTGCTTTGTCTACGCACTTGCAGCCCTGCGGATCAGCATTTCGCGATGGCAGCTTAATCTCGATTCTCTTCTGGCAAGTCTGCTGGAGGAAGACAGCGGGCGTAAAAATCACAAAACCCTGGCGGATTACGCCCGGGCATTATCCGGAGAAGAATAATGGCGACACAGGCTGACCTGGAGGCAGCACGCGCTGCATTACATGACCTCATGATGGGTAAACGGGTGGCAACGGTACAGAAAGATGGTCGAAGGGTGGAATTTACAGCTACCTCAGTCAGCGAGCTGAGAAAATACATTGCTGACCTTGAATCTCAGGTTGGCTCCACTTCACGGCGCCGGGGACCGGCAGGGTTTTATGTATGAAATTACCAGCTTTAGTGGGGCCGGACGGTAGAACATCCCTGCGCGAATATGCCGGGTATCACGGCGGTGGCGGCGGCTTTGGCGGCCAGTTGCGATCCTGGAATCCGCCCATCGAAAGTGCTGATGCGGCGCTCCTGCCTAATTTCTCACGTGGAAATGCCCGTGCTGACGATCTTGTACGAAATAACGGCTACGCAGCAAACGCCGTGCAACTTCACCAGGATCACATAGTCGGGTCATTTTTCAGACTGAGTTACTGCCCGAGCTGGCGTTATCTTGGCATTAAAGAAGAGGAGAGCCGCGCGTTTGCCAGGGAGGTGGAAGCCGCCTGGTATGAGTATGCTGAAGATGACTTTTGCGGAATTGATGCCGAGCGCAAGCGAACGTTTACGATGATGATCCGTGAGGGGGTCGCGACGCATGCATTCAACGGTGAGTTGTGCGTGCAGCCCACCTGGGACAGTGATTCAACGCGGCTTTTCCGCACGCAATTCAAAATGGTCAGCCCGAAGCGCGTGAGCAACCCGAATAACATGGGGGACACCCGGAACTGCCGTGCCGGTGTCAGCATAAACGATGCTGGTGCAGCGCTGGGCTATTACGTGAGTGAGGACGGTTACCCGGGCTGGATGGCACAGAAATGGACGTATATTCCCCGGGAACTGCCCGGGGGCAGACCATCGTTTATCCATGTGTTCGAGCCGCTCGAAGACGGGCAAACCCGCGGCGCTAACGTGTTTTACAGCGTGATGGAGCAGATGAAGATGCTCGACACCCTGCAAAACACGCAGCTGCAGAGTGCGATCGTGAAAGCGATGTATGCAGCCACCATCGAAAGCGAACTGGATACGCAGACGGCAATGGACTTTATCCTCGGCTCTGACAGTAAAGACCAGCAAAGCAAAATGACAGGGTGGCTCGGTGAGATGGCATCGTATTACACCGCGGCGCCGGTTCGGCTCGGTGGTGCCAAAGTCCCGCACCTGATGCCTGGTGATTCACTGAATCTGCAGTCAGCACAGGATACGGATAACGGTTATTCAACCTTTGAACAGTCACTGCTGCGCTATATCGCCGCCGGGCTGGGGGTGTCATACGAGCAGCTCTCGCGTAACTATTCCCAGATGAGTTACTCCACCGCACGCGCCAGCGCCAATGAATCCTGGGCGTTCTTTATGGGTCGCCGCAAGTTCGTCGCAGCCCGGCAGGCCTGTCAGATGTTTGTCTGCTGGCTGGAAGAGGCGATTGCGCGCCGGGTTGTCACGCTCCCATCCAAAGCCAGGTTCAGCTTCCATGAAGCGAGAACCTCATGGGGCAACGCAAACTGGATCGGTTCAGGGCGTATGGCTATTGATGGCCTGAAGGAGGTGCAGGAGGCTGTAATGCTGATCGAGGCCGGTCTCAGTACCTATGAGAAGGAGTGCGCCAAACGCGGGGATGACTATCAGGAAATATTTTCTCAGCAGGTACGTGAAACTATGGAGCGCCGGAGTGCGGGCCTAAAACCTCCGGCCTGGGCGGCAGCCGCTTTTGAATCCGGGCTGAAAAAATCAAACGAGGAGGATAAAGATGACGCCAGAGCTGCGTAATCTCCCGCATATTGCCAGCATGGCCTTTAATGAGCCGCTGATGCTTGAACCCGCCTATGCGCGGGTTTTCTTTTGCGCACTGGCAGGCCAGCTGGGGATCACCCGACTGACGGATACGGTGTCGGGCGCAACGCTCGGTGCCGAGCAGATTGCCGAGCCGCTGGCGCTATTTGGTGATGATGAGGAAATGGGATCCCGGACAGCGCGCAGTTACCAGATAACGAACGGCATCGCGGTGCTGCCTGTTTCCGGCACGCTGGTCAGTAAAACCCGGTCGCTGCAGCCTTATTCCGGCATGACGGGATACAACGGGATCATTGCCCGCCTGCAGCAGGCCATGAGCGATCCCGGCGTCGACGGCATTCTCCTCGATATGGATACGCCTGGCGGGATGGTGTCCGGGGCATTCGACTGCGCCGACCTTATTGCGCGGATGCGCGATATCAAGCCCGTCTGGGCGCTGGCAAACGATATGAACTGCAGCGCCGGGCAGCTTATCGCCAGCGCCGCTTCCCGCCGTCTGGTCACCCAGACCGCGCGTACGGGCTCAATCGGCGTGATGATGGCGCACAGCAACTACGGGGCTGCCCTGAAAACGCAGGGCGTCGAGGTGACCCTGATTTACAGCGGCGATCACAAGGTTGATGGCAACCCTTACGAAAAACTACCGAAAGACGTTCGCGATGATTTTCAGACGCGGATTGACGCCACCCGCCGGATGTTTGCCGAAAAGGTTGCTGCTTATACCGGCATGTCCGTGCAGGCCGTGCTGGATACCGAAGCGGCTGTATTTTCCGGTCAGGAATCGGTGGATGCCGGTCTGGCTGAAGAGCTGGTCAATAACACTGACGCGCTGAACGTGATGCGCGAGTCACTTAACAAACGAAAAACAATCTCCCCTGGAGGAAATATGGAAAAAGTAACCACCGCATCAGCTGCGGATGCAATTCAGGCCACCGCGTCAGCAGAACAGACAAATACCGTCGAAACCGCTGCTGCAGTTGTTGCTTCACCGGCAGAGGTCAGTGCCCGGGTCGCCGCAGCGGTGAGTGCCGAAAATGGCCGAATTATGGGGATCCTGAACTGCGAAGAGGCGAAAGGACGTGAGTCACAGGCGCGTGCACTGGCCGAAACGCCGGGTATGACGGTCGAAAGCGCACAGCGCATTCTGGCTGCTGCACCGCAAAGTGCCCAGGCGCGTTCCGATACGGCACTGGATCGCCTGATGGAAACAGCACCTGGTGCGTTGTCCTCAGGTAATGCATCTGCTGAAGCAGGTGAAGATTTGTTAAACACCCCCATTTAAGAGGCTCTTATGGCAACGACTGAAGTTTTTACCCATCAACAGCCGCTGGGCAACAGTGATCCGGCACATACTGCATATGCACCTGGTGAACTGACAGCATCCACCCCGGCAATGACCCCACTCATGCTGGATGCCGCTACGGGCAAGTTAACGGTCTGGGACGGTACTCACGCTGGCGCGGCATGCGGTATTCTGGCCGTAGCGGCAGACCAGAGCAGCGTGGAACTGGCATTTTATAAATCCGGCTCATTCCGCATTGAAGATGTTCTCTGGCCTTCAGCTGTGACCGATGAGCATATCAAACGTAACGCGTTCAACGGCACGGCCGTCAGCATCATCTGAATCCTTTCTTATCACTCACATTCATCCATAAAAGCCGCCTGCGCGGCTTTTTTTACGGGAAAAATCTATGTCGATTTATACTACTGCCCAGTTGCTGGCGGTCAATCAGAAGAAATTTAAGTTCGATCCGCTTTTCCTTCGCATCTTCTTCCGCGAAAGCTATCCCTTCAGCACTGAAAAAGTGTACCTGTCGCAAATCCCGGGCCTGGTGAACATGGCACTCTATGTCTCGCCTGTTATTTCCGGCAAGGTCATCCGCTCCCGCGGTGGCACAACCTCAGAATTTACGCCTGGCTATGTCAAGCCGAAGCATGAAGTAAACCCGCAGATGACCCTGCGTCGCCTGCCGGATGAAGATCCACAGAACCTGGCTGATCCTGCCTATCGCCGCCGCCGCATCATTCTGCAGAACATGAAAGATGAAGAGCTGGCGATTGCACAGGTAGAAGAAATGCAGGCCGTATCCGCCGTGCTCAGCGGTAAATATACCATGACCGGGGAGGCGTTTGAGCCGGTGGAGGTGGATATGCAACGCAGCGTCAGAAACAACATTGTTCAGGCGGGTGCTGCGGCCTGGTCCGCCCGGGACAAAGAAACCTATGATCCGACCGATGACATCGAGACGTATGCGGTGAATGCCAGTGGCGTGGTCAACATCATCGTGTTCGATCCAAAGGGCTGGTCACTGTTCCGCTCCTTCAAGGCCGTCAAAGACAAGCTGGATACCCGCCGCGGCTCTAACTCTGAGCTGGAAACCGCACTCAAGGATCTCGGTCAGGCGGTTTCCTACAAGGGTATGTATGGCGATGTGGCAATTGTCGTGTATGCCGGTCAGTACGTTGAAGGGGGTGTGCAGAAGAATTACCTGCCGGATAACACCATGGTACTGGGTAACACACAGGCGCGCGGTCTGCGGACCTATGGCTGTATCCAGGATGTGGACGCGCAGCGCGAGGGCATTAACGCCTCTGCTCGCTATCCAAAAAACTGGGTGCAGACCGGTGACCCGGCCCGTGAATTCACCATGATCCAGTCCGCGCCGCTGATGCTGCTGGCAGACGCGGACGAGTTTGTGTCCGTCAAACTCGCGTAACTTCCACCCGGTGGCCCTTCGGGGCCAATTTTTCGGAGTAGCTTCCATGACTGAAAAAGAGACACTCATCGCCCGGCTGAAAGAGCTGGGCAAAATGCTTGGCCGTGACGTAAATACCAGCGGCACCATCCAGGAGCTGTCGATGCGTATTGCTGAGCTTGAAGAGGAGCTGGATGGAGATGCCGGTTCGGTTGACGGTGAAAATGGAGAGGAGAATGCTTCCGGCAGCACCGGCAGCACCGGCAGCACCGGCAGCACCGACGGTGATATTGCTGACGCGGCGAAAGAAAAAAAGAAAGCGACCACAACCGATGACCGGATAACAGTAGAAACGCTGGCAACCCTGCATATTGACGCGCTGCATGCCATGCGTAACGAACCGGTCTCCATCGCTGAGCCCGGTGTGATCATTCGCGTATCCGAACAGGATGCAGACGAGCTGATCGCAAAGGGGCTGGCCAGAGAAGTCTGAAGGGGACCGCATGGCTGTTTTCGATAATCTCTTTGACGAGGCCATGTCGCGAGCGGATGGCGCTATCCGCAGTGTGATGGGCGCAGAGGCAAAGGTGATGTCAGGCGCTTTGTCAGGTGTCACCCTGATGGGCGTTTTCGATGATCCGGAGAATATTGGTTATGCCGGTGTGGGGATTCGGGTTGAAGGTACCAGTCCGACCCTGTTTGTGGAAACCGCCACTGTTCAGCAGCTGGAACGCATGGACACCCTGATGATTAACGGGCGGGCTTTCTGGGTTGAGCGAATTGGCCCTGACGATTGTGGATCCTGCCATATCTGGCTGGGTAACGGGAGCCCGCCCGCCGGTACCCGCCGTCGTTAAGGAGGCTGCATGTCCATTAAAGGCCTTGAGCAGGCGATAGAGAACCTCAACAGCATCAGCAAAACGGCCGTCCCGCGAGCGTCGGCACAGGCCGTTAACCGCGTGGCAAACCGGGCCGTCAGCCGCAGCGTGGCAGTCGTGTCGAAAGATACCCGGGTCCCGCGAAAACTGGTAAAGCAACGCGCCAGGCTGAGACGTGCGACGGTTAATAAACCCCGCGCGCTTATCCGTGTAAACCGTGGCAATTTACCGGCCATAAAACTGGGTACCGCCAGCGTGCGCCTTTCCCGCAGAAAACGGGATAAGAAAGGGGCTAACAGCGTGCTGCGCATAGGACCGTTCCGTTTCCCGGGCGGATTCATTCAGCAGCTTAAAAACGGTCGCTGGCACGTCATGAGGCGAACAGCAAAGCCCCGTTATCCGATCGAAGTGGTCAGCATTCCTCTGGCAGCCCCTTTAACCACGGCATTTAAAGCTGAGCTGCCGAAGCTCATGGACTCGGATATGCCCAAAGAGCTCCGGGCATCCCTTACAAACCAACTCAGGTTGATTCTGACAAAATGAAACACAGTGATATCCGACAGTTGATTCTTGACGCGCTGGAAAGCGCGATGGGTACTGACGCCATTTATTTTGACGGCAGGCCAGCAGTGCTCGAAGAGGGAGATTTCCCGGCCGTCGCCGTTTATCTCACCGACGCGGAGTACACCGGGGAAGAACTGGATGCCGATGTCTGGCAGGCCACTCTTCATGTAGAAGTCTTTCTTCCTGCCCAGGTGCCTGATTCGGAGCTGGATGAATGGATGGAAGCGCGTGTTTACCCGGTTCTGGCGGAGATCCCGGGGCTTGCATCCCTTATCACCAACATGGTGCAGCAGGGCTATGACTACCAGCGCGATGATGATATCGGACTCTGGAGTTCAGCCGATCTGAAATATTCCATCACCTACGAAATGTGAGGACGTTATGACCACACCTAACCCGCTGGCACCGACGAAAGGGGCCGGCACCACCCTCTGGATTTACACCGGAAGCGGCGATCCCTACGCCAGTCCCCTTTCGGATGTTAACTGGCTGCGTCTGGCAAAGATCAAGGATCTGCAGCCAGGCGAACTCACCGCCGAGTCAGAGGACGACACCTATATCGATGATGACAACGCAGACTGGGCTTCATCCATGCAGGGTCAGAAATCAGCAGGCGACACGAGTTTTACTCTGGCATGGCTGCCGGGTGAAAGCGGTCAGCAGGACCTGGTGAACTGGTTCGATGACGGCACGGTTAAAGGATACAAAATCAAGTACCCGAATGGCGCCGTCGATGTCTTTAAAGGCTGGGTGAGCAGCCTTGGGAAGACCGTTTCGGCTAAAGAAGTGATGACCCGAACGGCAAAGATCACTAATAACGGCAAACCCTCTCTGGCAGAAGACAGCGGTACTGCGGTAATTGGCGTGACGGGTATCAGCCTGGATAAATCCACTGCAGCGGTCGCTGTCGGTGCGACCACGCAACTGGCAGTGACGGTCCTGCCAGCCAGCGCTTCAGATAAATCCTTCCGCGTAGCCAGCAGTGATCCTTCAAAAGCAACGGTCAGCGTCAGCGGTAATATCCTTACCATCACCGGCGTGGCGGCAGGCGCTGTCGAAATCATCGTCATGGGCAATGACGGTAACTTTGTGGCGATCTGCAAGGTCACCGTTTCCTGATAACCGGGGCGCGAGCCCCGTTCCCCGGAGTAAATATGTTTCTTAAAACTGAACTGCTCGAGCATAACGGCAGCAGCGTGACGCTGTATCAGCTGTCCGCGCTGCAGCGCATTGAACACCTTGAGTACCTGAAAGAGCTGGAAGCGGTTGAAGAAGGTGATTTCCAGACCGCTATCACCCTCACCGTGAAAAATGGTGCTTACCTGGTGGCGTTGTCGCTCTGGCATGGTCATACGCTGAAAGATACGCTTCCTGAGGGCGCGTCAGCGGAAGTGATGAAAATTCAGGATGAAGTCCTGCAGACCTGGCCGACGGAGCTTATTGCTGAAGCGGATTTTAAGGTGAAACTCCTCTCCGGCATGATTGAACCGCAACTGGAGGATCCGCAGGTTGGCATCAGCGAATCTGCAGAGCCTGTTACGGCGGAAAAGCTCTCGCCAGTGAGCTGACGTTTGTCCTGAAACTGGCGCGTGAGTTCGGTCGCCCTGACTGGCGCGCCATGCTTGCTGGCATGTCCTCTACGGAGTATGGCGACTGGAAAATTTTCTACCGGGATAATTTCTTTCATGATGCGCAGCTGGACGCCCATTTCTCCGGCCTGCTCTACACCATTTCAACCCTGTTTTTTGCCGACCCGGAGCTGACGCCTGCCAGCTTCAGCATTCTTTCACCTGTATCTGAACCCGTTGATGTAGCAGAGCCGGACGACGATGCGCTGATGGCGAAGGCGGAAGGTATTTCTGGAGGTATACGCTATGGCCCAGACGGCAGTCGGTGATCTGGTCGTTAATCTTGACGTCAACTCGACGAAATTTAACGAGCAGATCAACTACGTCAAAAAAGAATTCAGGCAAACGGGAGACGCGGCGAACGATTCTGCTTTGCGGATCCAGCAGTCATTCAGCCGTCAGGAGAGCGCTGCCCGCAAGGCAGGCATCTCTGTTGGTCAGTATAACGCGGCGATGCGCATGCTCCCGGCGCAGTTCACCGATATCGCCACGCAGCTGGCGGGCGGCCAGAGCCCGTGGCTGATCCTTCTCCAGCAGGGCGGACAGGTTAAAGACTCCTTTGGCGGGGTTATTCCAACATTTCGTGCACTGTTGGGATCTATCTCGCCGGTTATGCTTGGTATTGGGGCGCTCTCTTCAGCGACGGGGGCGCTGTTGTATACCTGGTATGCCGGGTCGTCCACACTCTCCGACTTCAACAAAACACTGGTGCTCTCCGGTAACGCTTCGGGGCTGACTGCCGATCGAATGCTCACGCTGGCGCGAAGCGGCCAGTCTGCCGGTCTTACGTTTAATCAGACGAGCAAGGCACTGACGGAGCTGATCAACGCTGGCGTGCGTGCCGGTGCCCATTTTGACGACATGAGCCAGGCTGTTGCCCGCTTCACCGAAGCATCGGGGGTACCAGTCGATAAGGTTGCCGCTGCGTATGGCAAGCTGACAACTGACCCGACATCCGGGCTCATTGCAATGGCCCGGCAATTTCACAACGTGACAGCCGAGCAGATAGCACATGTTGCCCAGTTGCAGCGTGCCGGTGATGAAGCCGGGGCACTTAAGGCGGCAAACGACGCGGCCACCGCCGGATTCAACGATCAGACCAAATCCATCCGCGACAATATGGGGTCGATTGAAACTGCTGCCGATACGCTGAAACGCGCTTTCAAGTCGATGTGGGATGCGGCGCTTGATGTCGGTCGGCCCGATACCGCGCAGGAAATGGTGGCAAAAGCACAAGCCGCTTTCAAAAAGGCCGATGAAATCTGGAACCTGCGAAAGGGTGATCGTTATGTGAATGATGAGGCCCGTGCCCGGTTCTGGAATGACCGCGAAACGGCCAGACTGGCGCTGGACATGGCGCAGCAGCAGGCGGGGATTTCCAGAGCGAACGACGAGAATGCCTCCCGCGAAGCGGCTGCGGAATCTGATCGCCAGAAGTATGCTGCGCAGGCACAGGCAAACTATGCCAAAACGCAGACTGCACTGGAGAAATACACGGCCAGGCAGGGCGAGCTTAACAAGGCTCTGAAAGATGGGCGGATCCTGCAGGCGGATTACAACATCAACATGGCGGCGGCCAAAAAGGAGTATGAGGACTCCCTGAAAAAACCGACGAAAGGCAGGGTGCCCGGTGGCGCAAAACTCACCGACAGCACCAGTGCGCAGACACTGGAGCTGCAGACTCAGCTTGAGGTTTTGCGTCAGCACAGTGATATCAATGACACGATTAGCCAGCAGCGCCAGCAGTTGTGGAAAGCGCAGGCCAGATTCGCGGTCCTTGAACAGGCTGCCAGAACCCGGGCGCTGACGGGTGATGAAAAGTCCCTGCTCGCCAGCAAGGATAAGGTGCTCGCGCAGGCTGAAATCAATGCAAAACTGGGTGACCAGATCGTCACGCAGGAACGTCTCAATCGACTGCAGGACACATCGCAAAAATACGTTACCCAGATGGGTGAGAAAACCCGGGCGCTGGTGGAAAGCGCGGGGATGAGCAGCCGTGCGGCACAGCGGCGCAATGAAGAGGCTCAGTTACTACAGGGCTGGAAAAACGGTGGCGGGTCTGAAAAAGATCAGGGCTACCAGAAAGAGCTGCAGAAGCTACAGGGATATTATCAGGAACAGGATAAAGTGCGCGGTGACTGGCTCTCTGGTGGAAAATCCGCCTGGGCTGATTACGCCGATTCTGCGGGTGACGCGTACGGCCAGATGAAAAATGTCGCGGCCAGTACCTTTGACGGAATGACGCAGAATCTTGCGGACATGCTGACCACCGGTAAAGCAAAGTGGGGTGACTTCACCCGCTCAACGCTTTCGATGCTGGCGCAAATCGCCCTTAAACAGGCGGGAGTAGGGATCGTGGGCGCTGTCAGTTCGGCTATCGGATTTGCCGGGGGCGGCTATACCGGATCGGGCGGTAAATATGAACCTGCCGGGGTGGTGCATCGCGGGGAGTTCGTTTTTACAAAAGAGGCGACCAGCCGGATCGGGGTGGGGAATCTGTACAGCATGATGCGCGGTTACGCGTCCGGCGGGCTGGTCGGTGGCGGCAGAATGCCCGCTGCGGCCACAGGGGGGATCAGCGTTTATGCACCGGTCAGTGTCAGTCAGCAGGGTGGTGGCGAGTCCAGCCAGGCAGACACCATCGGAACGGCGCGGCAGCTTCAGGGCATTGTTCAGCAGACCATCACTGACCGGCTTAAGAAGGAGATGGGGCCGGGTGGTGTACTTTACCCAAGGAGATAGCAGTGACAGACACATTCAGCTGGCGCACCCGTAAAACTGCCCGGGGAACGGAAAGCGCTCGTACGCTTCAGTCACAGTTTGGCGACGGGTATAAACAGATCGCCGGGATGGGGATCAATGACAAGTCCGAAGTCTGGGAACTTGACTGGACGGGCACACGAAGCGAGGCCGCAGTGCTGCGTGCGTTCCTTATGTCGCACATTACAAAATCGTTCTGGTGGACGAACCCCTGGGGGGAGAAGAAACTCTATCGGATGAAGGCTGATTCCTTCAGTGTTTCGTTCCCCTCCGGAAAAAAAGCGACAGTAGCGTTCACGTTCGAGCAGTCCTTTGCTCCCTGATTATCTTCAAATCCAGAACGACTTACCGCCTACGGGCGGTTTTTTTATGGGGTGAATATGAGTTTCACGCAGGATATTCAGCAGCTGGAACCGGGCCAGCTAGTCCAGCTGATTGAAATAGACGGCACCGAATTTGGCATGGATACCATTTTGCGCTTCCATGCCCACAATATTGCTTCTGCAGGCTGGTCTGCATTCGCGGCTGACAACCTGCCTGCCATTATCTGGCAGGGTCAGCAGTACGACCCTTACCCTTACGAGCTGAAAGGCCTGGAGCTGTCCAGCACCGGTGCGCAGCCCACACCCACGCTTTCCGTGTCGAACGTCGGCAACTACGTGACTGCGCTGTGTCTCGAGTACGACGACCTGGCGAGGGCAAAGGTGAAAATCCACACCACGCTGGCGAAATATCTCGATGCGGCCAACTGGACAGCCGGCAACCCGAATGCCAGCCCGGCGGACGAGCGCGTGCAGCTTTTTTACGTCAACGCCAAAACAGCTGAAACGCGGGTGCAGGTCGACTTTGAACTGTGCTCACCCTTTGACATCCAGAACCTTCAACTGCCCACCCGGCAGATCACGCCAGTCTGCACCTGGTGCACGCGCGGCTGGTACCGCACCGGCACCGGATGCGACTACAACGGGAACCGTTATTTTCTCAAGGACGGCACCCCCACGGATAATCCGGCGCTGGATATGTGCGGCGGCCAGATGCAGGACTGCGAAGCGCGGTTCGGGACGGGTACCCCGCTGCCGTTCGGCGGCTTCCCGGCGGCAAACCTTCAGGGTAAATAACCATGCGAAAAAAACTGATGGAAGCGATCCGCGCCCACGTCGCCGCGGAATATCCGAACGAGGCATGTGGCGTGGTGGTGCAGGCCGGGCGGGCGCAGCAGTACATTCCGTGCCGCAATATTTCAGCAACGCCCACTGAGGCCTTCACGATCTCGCCAGAAGATAAGCTGGCAGCATCGGAGCAGGGCGAAATCATTATGGTTATCCACTCCCATCCGGACGTGGTGCAACTTGTGCCGTCCGAAATGGACAGGGTGCAGTGCGACTGGTCCGGGGTGGAATGGGGCATCATGAGCTGGCCGGACGGTGATTTCTGCACGCTGGCACCCCGTGAGGACCGGGACTACGCCGGGCGGCGCTGGGTGCTGGGCTTTGCTGACTGCTGGTCGCTGATCCGTGAGTGGTTCCAGCGTGAGCACGGCATTACCCTCGGCAATTACTCGGTACCGTACGAGTGGTGGGAGCAGGGGGAAAATCGCTACGACGATAACTGGGAGGCAGAAGGCTTTATCCAGGTGGACCCGGCAGATATGCGGCCCGGAGATATGATCATGATGCGCGTACAGGCGCAGGTAACCAACCACGCGGCTGTTTACCTCGGTCACCACGAGCACCAGGACAATATCATGCTGCACCATAATTTCGGCAGCCTGTCTGCCCGGGTGCCTTACGGCAAGTATTACCGCGATCGCACAGTTCGTGTGGTCCGGCACAGGGAGTTGATGAATGCTGAAAACACTGATTCTTGAAGGTCGTATGGCGAAAAAGTTTGGGCGCGAGCACCAGTTTCACGTTAAGGATCTACGCGAGATGCTGCGCGCCATGTGCAGCCAGGTTCCCGGCTTCAAACGCTACCTGTCAGAGGGGCATATGAAGGGGATCCGCTTTGCCTTCTTCAATGGCAAAAACAACATCGGCCTTGATGAGTTCGACATGACCCGCGGTGGGGCGGTGTACCGGATTTCGGCCATTACCGAAGGTTCAAAGCGCGGCGGTGTGCTGCAGATCGTTATCGGGGCGGTGGCTCTTGTGGCCGCGTATTTTACCGCGGGTGCCTCGCTGACGGCGATAGGTCTGAGCACAGCTGCCGCAACCGCGACAACAACGGCCCTTACGGGACTCGGTCTGTCGATGATGCTGGGGGGTGTTGTCCAGCTGCTGACACCCCAGCCGAAATACAACGTCGGCGCCTCGTCCAGCACGGACAACAAACCCAACTACGCCTTTGGCGCGCCGGTGAATACCGTGGCTGTGGGTTATCCGGTCCCCGTGTTTTTTGGTGAGCGCGAGATCGGCGGGGCAGTTATCAGCGCGGGGATCTTCTCCAGCGACTAGCAGTGAAATTTATTCTCAGCTACAGGCCACCTCCGGGTGGCTTTTTTATGGGTGAAATATGCGACTTCTCGAAGATGAACCCCTTATTCAGGGACGTAAAGGCGGTGGCGCTAAACAGCACACTCCTGTTGAGGATCCGGATGACCTGCTGTCGACAGCGAAATTAAAAATGTTGCTGGCGATCGCTGAAGGTGAAATTCAGGGTGAGCTGACCGCACAGAACATCTTCCTAAACGATACCCCGCTGGCGAACGCCGACGGCAGCTACAACTTCACCGGCGTGAGGTGGGATTTTCGCCCGGGCACTCAGGATCAGGACTACATTCAGGGATTGCCTGAGGTCGACAACGAAATGTCGGCAAACGTGACAGTGACCACCACCGCGCCGTGGACACGCCAGTTCTCTAACCTGATGCTGGATGCCGTGCGTATTAAGCTGAGCCTGCCCGTACAGTACACCTATAAAGACAACGGCGACATGGTCGGGACGGTCACGGAGTACGCCGTCGATCTCTCGACTGATGGTGCTGCCTGGCAGACGGTGGTTAACGGCAAATTCGACGGAAAGACAACCACGGAATACCAGCGCGACATTCGCATTGACCTGCCAGCGGCCACTACCGGCTGGGCTGTGCGGGTGCGTCGCATCACGCCTGATTCCGTGGGTAACTCAAAACTGATAAACGCCTTCAAGGTGTTCTCGTTCGCTGAGGTGATCGACAGCAAGTTACGCTATCCCAATACAGCGCTGCTGTATATCGAGGTGGATGCCAGCCAGTTTACCAGTGGGGCCCCAAAGGTGACCTGCAGGCCGAAGGGCAAACTGGTACGTGTCCCGGACTCCTACGACCCGGTTACGCGCACCTACAGCGGCACATGGTCCGGTGGCTTCAAAATGGCCTACACCAACAACCCGGCCTGGGTATTTTACGATCTGGTGCTGGATGAGATTTATGGCATGGGCACCCGCATCGATGCTGCCATGATCGATAAGTGGGAGCTGTACGCGATTGCGCAGTACTGCGATCAGAAGGTGTCGAACGGGGCGGGTGGTACCGAGCCGCGCTTCACCTGTAACGTCTACATCCAGAGCCAGCAGGACGCCTACACCGTTCTCAGCGATCTGGCGGCGATATTCCGGGGGATCACCTTCTGGGGCAACGACCAGATTTACGTGCGCGCGGATGTGCCGCAGGATGAAGTGGATTTTACCTACCACGCATCAAACGTGATTGACGGGTTGTTTACCTACGGCGGCGGCAGCTACAAAAACCGCTACTCGTCTGCCCTGGTATCCTGGTCTGATCCGCAGAACCATTACAGCGATACTGTTGAGAGTGTCTACGATTCCGACCTGGTGAAGCGGTACAAGGTCAACCAGATGTCGATGACGGCGATTGGGTGCACATCACAGAGTGAAGCGCACCGCCGGGGCCGCTGGGCGCTGCTGTCTAATGCGCGCGACGGAACGGTGTCATTTGGCGTGGGGCTGGACGGTTATATTCCCCTGCCTGCAGAAATTATCGGTATCGCGGATCCGTTCCGTGCCGGTAAGCAGAACGGCGGGCGTATCCGGGCGGTGAGCGGGCGTAATGTCACGCTTGATCGTCCTGCTGACTACACTGCCGGCGACCGCCTGGTGGTCAACCTGCCGGACGGCAAGGCGCAGACGCGGACAATCGCGTCCATCAGCGCGGACAAACAGACGGTGACGGTCACCACCCCCTTCAGGCTGCCGCCTGAGTCCGGTGCAGTGTGGGCCATCGACAGCGACAACCTGGCTATCCAGTATTTTCGTGTGACCTCCATCCGGGCGAACGACGACAGCAACGGTGGGTTCACGATCACCGCGGTTCAGCATGATCCGAATAAATACCGCTATATCGATGACGGTGTGCGCATTACCCCGGCGCCGGTCACCGTCACGCCGGTAAGCGTTCTGCCGGCACCGAAAAACATCACCCTCACCGAAACCGACCACATTGAGCAGGGACTCACCGTTGCCACCATGAATGCTTCCTGGGACAGGGTGGATAGCGCTATCCGGTACCAGGCGCAGTGGCGCAAGGATAATGGCGACTGGATAAACGTTCCGGTGAGCAGCGCCCAGGGATTTACGGTGCAGGGGATTTACACCGGGAGTTATGACGTGCGGGTGCGTGCGCTGAACGCCCAGGACTCAAGCTCGCCGTGGGGTTATGCTGACACCACGTATCTTACGGGCAAAAACGGCAGGCCGGGAACGCCGCAGGCACTGGCCGCCACGGACGATGTCGTCTGGGCTATCGACATCACCTGGGCTTTTCCGGATGGCTCTGGCGATACGGCATACACCGAAATTCAGCGCGCCACCACTGGAGACAAAGCTAACCCGCAATTTCTGGCGCTAGTGCCGTATCCGGCCACGCATTACCAGCATGGCCCGATGCGCGCGGGCGTCAGCCAGTGGTACCGCGCGCGCCTGGTGGATCGTATCGGCAACACCGGCGACTGGACGGAGTGGGCGGCAGGCCAGTCCAGTTCAAAAGCCGGTGATTATCTCGACATGATCGGCGACACGCTTGAACAGACTGACGGCTATAAAAACCTCGTTTCGGATATTGCGGATCTGGGTGAAGATATCCAGTCGGCGCGCGACGACATCACCGCAGTTACGACAGAGTCGGCGGCGACTAAAGCGGGCCTGGCGCAGGAGGTCACGGACCGTAAGAAAGCCATTACCGACGAGGCAATGGCGCGCGGGCAGGCGCTGCTGACCGAGAAAAACGAGCGCGTCGCGGATATCAGCAACGTCAACCAGACGATTCAGACCACCACCGATTCGCTTGCGCAGCAGATCGCGCAGATATCGGCGGGCACCGGCTCCCAGTTCGACCCGGCCAAAATCTGGTACTTCGATTCGACGTTAGAGGGCTGGACCGGGAACGGGACCCCGACAATCGTTGACGGGTGGATACGCCCGGCGAACCATGCCACCGATCCGTGGGTGGCATCACCGGGCTCCCTGGCTATCAACTCCTCGTCCTATCGCTTCGTTAAACTCCGAATCAGGAAATTCGGTGCGCCGGGCTGGACGGGGCAGCTGCGGTGGCGTGGTACGGGTGGTTTCAACGACACCAACATGATCACCGTCGCCGAGCCTGCCTACGACGCCAACGGTATCGCCACGGTGGAGTTCGACAACATTCCCTGGCTGACCGAAACCACGATGAATCAGTTCAGACTGGATCTGTCCACTAAACAGGACGCGACGAACTATTACCTGATTGACTGGGTGGCGGTCGGACGGCCAACACCGGGGGCCGGGATGGCGTCGCTGCAGCAGGAGACGACAGCCCGTGTCACTGGCGACCAGGCGGAAGCCACGGCGCGCGAGACGCTGGCGACTCAGATCCGGGGCGGCTATACCGGTGACGACCCCTCAAAACTGGCATCGGGCCTGCTGTACACCGAACGCCAGGCGCGCATTACGGCGCAGGAAGCGGAAGTGACAGAGCGGAAGAAACTGGAATCGACCGTCAATGACAACCATGCCTCTGTAACGCAGGAACTGGCAACGCTGACGACAGAGCAGGAGGCTCAGGCTACCACGCTCTCCGGCCTGCAGGTTACCGTCGGTAAAAACACCGCTGATATCACCACGGTTGCCAAAGCCGTTGCTGATAACAATAAGGCGCAGACCACTGCGCTGGCTGCGGTCAAGGCCACGACCGACCAGAACACGGCGGATATCAGCACGGAAACCACGGCCCGTACGGATGGTGATAGCGCGCTGGGCCGCCGCATCGACAGCCTGAAGGTTGACGTGGACGGCAACACGGCCAGCAGGGATGCCGGTATTGTCGGCAATGTTACCAATGCGCTCGCCAACTTCATGGCGTTCTCGGATCAACGCGTTACGTTCGCCGTTGGCGAAACTAAAACGATGGCTGAGATCACCGAAGCCAGGAAGACAGCCGCGGATGCCACAAGCGCCGTGGCGGAGCAGGTCACCACGCTTAAGGCCACGGTGGAGCAAAACGGCCAGACCAACGCTGCAGCCATTACGCGCATTGATAAAGCCGTTACGGATCTTGAGAACGCCACTGCAACCAGTATTGAGCAGGTGACGGCTGCGATCGGTGATACCAATGCCAACGTCCAGACGACCAGCCAGGCTGTTGCGGATATCAACGGCAAGCTGAGCGCGCAGTGGGGCGTCAAAGTGCAGGTGGAGGCGAACGGCGTTAAACGCATCGCCGGTATCCAGCTGGGCATTGATGCCACCGGCTCCTCTAACTTCCTCATCAGCGCAGACACGTTTGCGGTGTATAACCCGACCAACAAAGGACAGGAGTTGGTGTTTGCCGCTATCGGCGGACAGATGTTTTTGCGATCGGTGTTAATCCAGGATCTTTCCGTGGATAACAACAAAATTGGTAATTACATCCAGTCCAGCAACTGGGACGGTACCGGCAATGTCGGCTGGCATATCAATAAGTCCGGCTATGCCACGTTTAACGGCGTGACCGTTCGCGGGACGATTTATGCCACCGACGGGAGTTTTAAAGGCAGAGTTGAGGCGACCAGTGGGAGCTTCAAAGGCACCGTAGAGGCAACGTCTTTCATTGGAGACGTGGCGAACGTAGGCATAGCGGCGGATGCTGTTGTATCAGGCGCTGGCACAGCATCGAGTTCGATAACCTTTACTGACTCTTCATCATCATCGCTGGATAAATCTGCTCTGCTTGAGGCGATGGTGTATGTGTCTTCTACCTCAGGAGCAACGTTCGTGAGCATTACCCTCAACATCAACGGTAATGTCCGTGACATGGGTTCTATCAGCGTGCCGTCCGGTACTGGAGGACTCTGGATAACAGTGCGCCACGCTGTACGCAACCTCACGGCCAGCGTCATTACTGGAAACATAACGGTTACTGGTACCGGGACGGCAAGTAAGCGTATTGCCGCTCCTACATTGACCATTACACGCGGTACCGGCTCCTTCTCCTGACCCCCATAACCTCAGACCATCAGACCCGGCTCCGGCTGGGTTTTTCATTTTAAGGACATCACGAATGGCCACACTTGATGACGATTTGGCGAAAGCCGTAACAGAAGGTTTTCGCCAGGCGCAAATTGATATTGCTAACCAGGACCTGATTTTATCGGGTACCGGTGACGTCACAGTAACTCTTGCCGATGGCTCGAAAAAGACGGGTCCCAGCTGGACGAAGCTGAGCGCTCAGGCGATGGCGGCAGGAACTAGTGCCGCTGCTGCCAAAACCTCAGAGACGAACGCAAAAACCTCTGAAACGAATGCGAATTCCTCAAAGACCGCTGCGGCAGGCAGCGCTTCAGCAGCCAAGACCAGCGAAACGAATGCCAAAACTTCCGAGACGAACGCGAAAACGTCTGAGACAAATTCCAAAACGTCGGAAAACAACTCAGCGGCCAGCGCCAGCAGTGCCGCAGCATCACTGGCCGCCGCGCAGAAACTTACATCTGTACCCTATGAGGCAGCGCCGTTCCCTGACGTCTGGTTGCCACTCAACGACGATCTGCGCCTGCTGGCGGGTTCCGCACCTTATGACCGGCTGACGATTTCCGGGCAGGTACTGGAGCTACCAACAAAGTCAGCGACCTTTACCCGGTCAACCACGGCAACGTATATCGACAAATCCGGCGTATTGCAGACCGCTGATATTAACGAGCCGCGTATTGAACGTGACGGCTTATTAATGGAGGGACTGAGTACCAACTATGTCCTGAATAGTGACGATCCGACTAAATGGAGTGGGACATCTTCTGTCTTTGGCACTAAAAGCGCTATCACAGACGGCGCGACTCAGGCAAAAACATTTGACGGGGTTGTTACTTCTACGGGTGTGAATAATGCCCCAGTGGTCAATAGCTCGGGCATTACTTGTACGGCTGGCGACTACATTACTTTGTCGTGCAGGTTCAAAACTCCAAACAGCGACGGGTTTATGTTGTTCCGCTTTGACGCTCCCAGCGGGACGGCTCAGGGGCAAGTTGGCTTATATTTTGATGGTTCTGTGGGTAACACCACCAACACAAGTATTGTTGACGCAACAAACACCCCCGGCCCGGACGGTTATTGTTACGGTACCGTTACCTGTAAAGCCCCGGTTGATGGCACATATGTTGGCCGCATCTATTTCATGCCGAAAAGTGGCACGCACCCGACTGGCTCAGAAGTTTTGGTGCAAACTGTTCAGTGTGAAAAGAACGCGGTTCCTACCAGCTACATCCCTACCGGTTCGGCGGCTGTAACACGGTCCAATGATAAACTTTCGTTACAACCTTCTGGTAATGTCGGATATCAGTCAATCGGCGATGCATTCAATAGAACCCTTGCATTTGAGATCGCTGTAAATAGATATGTTACACCCAGTGTAGGATATGCTGACCTTGTACGAGTGGTGGGGGCCAATAACGATATTATATTTAGGGCGGTATCATCCACCATTAACTCATATATTGGTGGGAGTGGGCCAGCTGTGGCTATAACCTATCCGTTTGTCAGTAAAGTCTATGTGCAATCTGTTGACGTCAATAATACCAACAGTATGTATTTCGATGGGAAAACAAGCAATAGGACATTAGCACCAGTCGCACCAACATCCAAACCAACGAGCATAGACATACAGCACAACTCGAGCGTTGTTTACCACATCCGCAATTTCCGTATCTGGCATCGCGTATTAACCCTTAATCAAATTAATGGACTCCGATAATGAAAGACTTATATCTGCGCTTTACTGATGCTGGTGAAATGCGCACGCAATTAATCGCGGTAGGGTTTGTGAATGATGCGGAGCAGGGCGGTTTATATCACACCTTTGCCATCTTGGATGTTGTCGGCGTTATTACTGTTCCTGCCGAAGTCATCAATCCCGGTGAAGAAAACGAAATCATCAAGTACACCACCGAACCCGGCTATCACGCCAATTTGCGGGTTATGAATGACTCGCTCGATTTATCCGGGCTAAACGACTTTGTTGTTACACCGAAAACACCGGCTCGCGTGTGGGCATAAGGAGCACAACATGGCAAACAGAAAAGATACCATCAGTCTGGGCGTAGCGGACATCGCCGGGCTGAAGTCAGGTGCGCAGCGGGATGTCGGAACGTCCTCAGGAAACGTGATGGAGGTTGGCGCTTTTGGACTGGGCACCAGTAATCTGGTGAGCATCAGCCAGGGTGATCGCAAAGGGTTTGGGGCTTATAACGCCAAGATGCTGCTGGGCGGCATCGACAACAATACTGCAGTGCTTGGCATGCCCTTTGATGCCTCAACCGCATTCCAGTTTTGCTTCCCGGCACGCCTGGATGTACCACCTGAGTTATACCTGAGGTTGCTCAGTTCATCTCCAACGTATGACGGGAAAATCTGTAAGGTATACACCGATTCCAATACCACCAAAGCAGCTGATGGCACGTTAAAGTCAGCATCCCCAATCGTCAAAGTTTATGCCGATGGCTCTTCGGAAACGAACTATGAATCTGAGGGCGTGACCGTAACGCGCCAGGGTGAAGGCGTTTATCTCATCACGGGCTGTCTCGGGCTTAATGCTGATGCGGCGTGGGGTGGTATCGATGGCGGGTTTGATATCCCCAAGGACCGCAATCGCCAGCCGCTGATCTGGCTGGATTACAAGGTGAACCCGGACGGTTCAGTGCTGGTGAAAACGTATCATCGGACTCACCCGGGCGCGCCGGAGTTCGCCCGTAACGAACGTGAAGGTTTTAACGAAGGTGACCCGATCGACATCCCAGTGGATCAGTATGTCTCCATCCGTGTGGAGATGCCGGTGGACAGCATCTGGAATCAGCGCCAGCTGGAGGCTGCGACTGCTATGGCTGAAGCTGCTCAGGACAAACAACCGGATATACAGCAGCAATGATCAATAGGTACAGCCGCCTTGCCCCATTCTGAACAATACTGCATATAAATACAGTAAAAATAATAATGGGGGGTTACATTGTTTCTATCCAAGATTATCTTGGCAAGGCGCTGACCTCATTAGACTACAAATTTTATATTTGCAAGGTCGATAGTTCAAATTTTAAAGCGCAATGAAATTTTACTAAGGTATTGTTCGGTTGTACTGAATTTTTTGCATAACCAGTTCAATTTATTCCGAATTATATGTGCATTGTATTTTACGCGTTTCATATAGTTACGCGACGTTAAATTAACTCTTTCTGTTAATTCCGGCGTTGGCAATTAACTAATAATGCCAAGAAAATCATAGCAATAAATTTCCTATCATATGTTTTTGACAAATCAAGTAAATGAGCTACTAAAGTTAACTAATTAAAAACAGTGCAAAAAATTAACTAGCGAGATTTGTTTTTCTCAAGATGCATTTTTTCTATGTGCTCTTGCCTAGTAGAAACAGTGGGTTATATTCTAATTGCAGGTTACAAATAGTAACTTTTGGGAAAGACTATACTTCTGTTTGTTGCTCCGCATGACATAGAGAGATATGAA